CTAAGCTAGTAGTCGGTACGACAAACGTGAAAAACTTAAATGCTTATCATTATTTTTCATGTCCGTCCGCTGTCCAGAGACGCTTTCCATTTATCATCACACCGACGGTGCGATCCCAGTATAGGGATGAAAGAGGAATGTTGTGTTCCGCTAATGTGCCGCCTGGCCCATATCCAGATCTATGGACATTTAATGTCGATTTGGTTAAACCGGTGCCCGTCAGCGGTGGAAGAAGACTTGCAGAATTTGAAAATATACACACAGATATTGACCTACGTGGTTTATTGATGTGGTTGGGTAAAACCATCACAAGTTTCAATACTGACCAGAATCGAGTTCAAGATTGTATCGCTGAAATGCGCAAAGTTAATTTGTGTATGTGTTGTTCATTACCAGATACTATGTGTATATCAACGGTACAAAGTGACACTACGACTGTGGTTTCATCTATTATTGGACTACTTTGGCTTAACTTCATATGGAACAGTTATTTTGTCCAGTTGACCCGACTTTACTTTTATTACTATTTCATGAGTAAATTTTGCAAAAGAAAGTTTAATATGTGCATTCGTGCGCTGAAAAGGAGAAGTATAACACGAGAAGACTGGTCCCGTATTGGTGAATCTGTTCAAGGAACGATAAGTAATCCTAAAGTATTAGCAACTATAGCAACTTTCACAGTTGCGGCTTATGCTATGTACAAAGTGTATAAGACTATTCGGCCCCAGGGTAAGGAAACTAAGCTTGTTGGTGAACGTCCTATTGCTGAATTTGATGGTCGAGAAAATGTTTGGTATAACAATTCATTTGATCTATGTCCCGCAAATTTTACGCGTGAAAGTTCGTCCTCCAAAAGTATGGAATTCAATGCTTTTTGTAAAAAAATATCTGCAAATGTTATTGTTATGAAAATAACTAAGACTGAATCATCGGGATTCACGGAAGGTCGAGCATTAGGGTTAGGAGGTCATGTCTATATAACGAACAACCATAATATACCCCACCTGAGTAGACCAACTTATATTGATGTTATTCAATCTTGTTCACTTGGAGTGAATTCTAATTTGAAGTTTGTTATGTCCGAGAGCGATGTTTATCGTATTCCATCTAAAGACATAGCTTTTCTTACATTTAGAGCATTGCCACCAAAGAGACATATCGTCAAGTATATCCAAGTGGGTAAATCTAACGGGATATTTGATGGAGCTTATGCTTCTAAAGATAGTAAGGGAAAATATAATTCTATTCCCGTTGTAACGATTAAGCGAACTGCAGAACGTAATCTCAATTTTCAGAATAAGAACATCAATGCGAAAGCCAATATGTGGTTTGGAGAATTGCGTGAATCAAAAA